TAATTTATGGATTAAATCAGCATTTCTTGCAATAGTACATGTAACTTTATTGCCAAAATCTGCTGTTCCTGTAAATTCTTGTTCGATACACTCAATTGAAAAATTCGTATGTCTTCTATATACAATTTTAAAAAATGTAATTTGAGGATTACCTGTAATATAAGTATCCTGAACACCATTTGCTACTAATTGTAATAATCCACCACCCATTATATATATTTAACATATTTTTTATTTAACATATTTTTATTTAACATATTTTTGTGTAATTATTCATTCCAAAAATACCCCCATTCACTTATATTTTGATTAAAATTCTCAGCACCATAGAATATACAATCCATATTTGACACATTTGATATATCCCACATCGATAAATTATAATTAAATTTTTTTGATAAACAGAACATAAATCTTATACTCGTCACATTTGATACATCCCATCCCGATATATCCTGATTAAAACATAATGCATTACTAAACATTGAATACATATCTTCCACATTTGACACATCCCATCCAGATACATCTTGATCAAATTTTAACGCCCTACAAAACATATATTTCATCGTTTTTACATTCTTTGTATTCCATTTACCAATATTTTTATTAAAATTCACAGCACCATTAAATACACTATCCATATTCAAGACTTTTGTTGTATTCCAATCACCTATGTCATCATTAAAATACCTCCTTTCCTGAAATAAACCACTAAAATTATATATATAAGATGTATTCCATGTACTTATATGTCTATATTCCTTTATCACTTTTTCTCTGACTATACACCATCTATTTATTGCCTCAATCAAATCTAAACGATCTCTTGGTGTATAATAATATTTCTCAAATTTATTATTATCCAAATATATTCTATACAAATCTTTATTTGCTATACTTAATCGCAATATTTCTTTGTATGTTGTATATTGCGTAATACATATCACAAAATCATCCATAAAATATTCTAATTTATTTAACATAATTAACTCTTTGTAATATATAATTACATTTATAAAGTCAATTTATAAAATACTACCCGTAATTTTGCTTCCTTGTTATATCTCCATTTTGCCACATATTTCTTATTATAATATTTATTATCATAAAACATATTCGTAAAATTATATACATTACTTACATTCCATTCACCTATATTATCACGGAAAAATAACCTATTCAAAAATATGCTACTTAAATCATTTATATATGTTATATTCCACGTACTTATATGATTATATTTTTTTAATGCATCTTGCCTTCTCTCACACCACATTTTTATTGCCCTTAATAATTCTATCTTTGTTCTTGGAGTATAATAATAATCATCATAACTATTTTTTATAAACATTATATATGATTTCTTGTTTGACACACAATATTTCACAAACTGTTTATATGTAAAATCATACTCACTTATCATATAATCTAATCTAATCTAATATTACTGGTTATTCTTCCAACAATTTATACATTTATTTATTATAATAAAAATATTATAATTATATATATAAAATGAGTGAAATTACCTATGATGGCAAATTTTCAAATTTAGAAGTTTCTAAATTATACACAAAAGATAAAATCACAAGTATTAATGCCGATCAAACACTCACCGAATTCGACTCTGGAACTTTTATTTTTACAGACACCTCATCAGCAAACGTATCTATCACCCTTCCTGCCGCAACCACAGCAGGTCTCAATTACAGATTTATCGCCACCGCTGTTAATAATTCCTATGGTCTTACAATCACCTCAACAAGTACCATCTTAGGCAATGTCATCGTTTTTGACAGTTCTCCACCAGGCACTACCCTCGCATCTGGTTCAGGAACATCTGTTGTTCTCAAAACATTAGGTCTCAATACCTTCAACATCGGCAGTCGTATCTCAGTAATCTCTAACGGAACTAACTACTATATCTACGAAGACCAATCAGGAGTTCCACTCGTATTCAGTTAAAAAAAAATTAATATCATATTACACTATTCCACGTCATTACACTATATACCACATTATTACATTACATCCCAACATTTTCATAAATATAATCCATATATTTTTTTAGTCTATCCATTTCTATCCTGAAACTACCATTCCCCATATAATTCTTCACTGGATATGTTATATGATGTTGTTTCATTATATTACTTAAATTCCAATAACAACAATTAAAATTCAATTCTGGCACAAATTCCAATATATACATATTTTCCATACCAAACACTATATTTGATAATCCCGCACCATGAGCACCCACCACCACCTTCGCATTATTAAACAAATATATAGTATCCTTCACATTTAGTTCATCAAATATTACCCATCTATCTTGACTATAATTTTTTTCTAAATATTTATATACCTCATCAAAATTCTCTATACTCCTATCTACCTCCTTCCTCTTTATCAATATACAACACTCATCAAATGACACCACCCTATTCAAATAATAATGTCTTATTAAACTTATACATTCCAGTGAAGGATTACCACATATTGTCGGAGTAACCAAATATGTATCTATATTATCCGTATCATATATATTATTTCTATTATAAGGTATTATCTCTACACCAGCCAACTCATTTGATAATAATTTAATATAATTTAATATGAATGTATTATTAAAATATAATAACAAATATATTTTTTTATACTTAAATAATGCCCTGTGCTTTATAAAATATAATATTCTCGGCAATATTTCACATACAAAATGAAAATATCCATAACCCCACCTCTGCACAAAATTTAATAACATACCACCACTATTCTTCTCAAAACTTACTATACTTAAATTTATACCTTCTACACTATCCACATATTTACCATCTTCCAATATATATCTACTATTAATTTTTTTAATATATTGCTCTTGCACCCTGTCAAAATTACATATATTATCCCAATCCACCACCGTATGTTTCTCATTATGAATTTTTAACATATTCACTATATTATCCAGCGACTTTAAAGGTCTCCTTCCATAACTCTTCTGTATCCCATCACTTACCACTATCTCATTACCATCACTATCCTCTTTTATATCTTCCTTTTCCTTTCCCTCTTCTTCTTTCTTTTTCTTAACATCTACATTATCACATTCTAGTACACCTGTCCTTCTATATTTATTCACTATTTCCATCGTAGTCTTAAATGAACCCTCCACAGAACAATTATTATTATACCATTCTTTACAACTCCGTGACATACTATTCCACTTTTCCTCATTTATATTATACACCTTTAATATATCCTCTGGACTATTCACTTTTATATAATGCACTCCTTCCTCCATTTTATTATAATAATTTAATGACACACCCTCCGTTATTAAAGGCACAACACCTAACCCCATATATTCTACCTCCCTATTACATTTACCACCATATCCCCTTAAACATAAACCATATTTACTACAACATAATAATCTCAAATATTCTTCATGACTATACTTATACTCACCCTTCACATTCTCAGTTAAATCATAAAAATCTACATATTTTCTCCATTCATCACCACTCCTATACCTTGATTGAATATTATTCTCAATGTTTCCTATAAATATTGTCGTGATATACCTATCCTCATACTTATTATATGGATTTTCACTTATAAATTTTGTCAAAACCTCAGGATATCTCCCCCAAAATATCCAACTACTATTTTCTTTCCCATTATTCGGTGGATCTGGATTTCCAAATAATCCTAACTTATACTCCCCTACCTCCTCCATCCACTCCAACGTCGGCCTATCATATAATAATATGTCATCATCCATATATACATGCTTGTATTTTACATCCTCATCCACACTTATATAACCATTATCCCTCCACAATCTTATTATCTCACGAAATGTGTCATTATTATGGTGATATTTTCCACCCTGAGGTTGCTTGGGAACTTTTAATATTATCCTATTTTTTAGGTTACGATACACATTAACATCATATTTATTATTTTCACATTTTTCCACTACAACACATTTTTTATTATTATTACCCTCACCACATAATACATTCCTTAACCAATTATACTTTACACTACCATCTACCAACTTCAATATTATATTATTAAATTGTAATGTCTGCACATCATTCTTCTCATGTAAATGCGTATGTATTGTCCTTATAGGAACATAATTATACAATAACTCTCCACCATTTATCTCACTTGCCATAAATTTATCTAACCTCTCCTGAGGATTATTACACTGAAATAATCTCCACCATCCATAATTATATTCATCCCCAAATTCATAACACTTATGGATTTCCGCTATATCCTCTAAACATGCCTGATCTAAAAATCTTGACCGCACCTTATTATCTCTCCATGTCTTACACACTTCCTTATTACCAATAAACATCATACCCGCGTTGTAATACCCATATAAATCTGTATTCTCCTTAATTATATTATGAGGACATAAACCACACTCATACTCAATTGGTATATTTAACTCCAATTTATTTAATAATATTATGTCCGAATCCAAATATAAACAATTATCATTCTCCTCTAAACTAAATTCTACACAATTTATCTTTTCAAAACATAACTCCTTAAACATATTTTTATCCTTTTTATCCATATCACTCCTACTCATACCAGAATATTTATCCAAACCATTCCTTACACTTATATTTAAATCTTTATAATCTTCCCTCACATTATTATATACATAACTATCACATAATATATATATCTTCATATCTGGTTCGTATTCCCTCACAGAATTCAATAAATATTTTAAATCATTATTATAACTCATATCAGTACATAAAGTAGCAATACACTTTACCTCATGATTTACACTCACACTTTGTTGCTGGATATATCTTATACTACTCTTTAAATCTCTGTAATCCTTATCCACTACCGAATTTGAATTATTACGCATACCATTCACTGTGTCATTCCTATAATTATCCATATGATAATGAACTAAATGAATATCCATCACATGATTTATTACTCTATAACCATTATCCATAAATATATAATTTGCTATATTATCTATACCACAAGTTCCCAACGGCACATCCAATCTATCATCATTTCTTATTTTATTTGTTATGACCCACGCATCATGACTATCTATCACAGGATTTCCCATTGAACCATCATGTGTAAATATTAACGCATCATTCCTGCCATTTAATACATACTCATCATGCAACTCATAACGTGATAAAGCATACACTATACCATTGTTATCCATAACTTTTAATTTTTTTATACTTTCACTCAACATTATATCACTATTTGATATTACATATATATTTTCATCTTTCTTACAATATTCTATACCCCTATATAATGTCAATCTATCACCAATTACTATTTGTCTTACCTTACTTAACTGTTTAAACTCCAATTTACATATCAAATATTTTCTTATATCTATAAAATATTCAGTCAATAATAATATCTCATCAACACACTCATTTAATATATTATGTGTTAAACAACAATTTAATTCATGTTGCCTTCTCTCACTACTTGCCTTAAAAAATTGAGTAATTAACACTATTTTTTTATCCATATTATCAACATATTTTACATTTGCTACACTCCTCATTCTACATTTTGATATGTAATACTCCAATATATTTACAACATCCATATTATTATCATACTTATCCAATATCTTATCTATCTCATAATTTATTCTATTTTCACCACTTCTATCATTTATTAATTTTACTAATACACCTATATCCCTATTTATATCTAACTCCATATTGATATTTATATACTATAATATTCTTATATACCTAAAAAAAAACTTTTATTATGTGTTTTTCATTGCCATACAAAATAATACAAAATTTTTCCCTTCCTCCTCTTCCTTAAATTCAACACTAAATTCCCACTCATTATCTAATCTACTATAATTTCCTAATTTTCTTTTTTTTTGTCTTAAATCTTCCACAAATAATAACTCATCAATACTAAAACTCCACTTTGATAACTCATGAGGCATATACCCAATTGCCATATAATTAAATGATTCAGACATACCATTCAAATCATCCAAATTGCTATCATTGAAACCAACCTCAGTGCTATTATAAATATTGCTATAAACTCTTGTTCTCTTCATTTTCCACACAATCCTACCCGTATATTATCCAATTATTTATACAATCAATTTTGTGTTATACCTCATATTCCAATATAAAATGCTTCTTTAAAAATCCTCTTAAATTCTCATAATATTTTATTTTTTGCCCATTTGGTTCCAATAAATCATATAATTTATCATCCAATATCACATTATATTTATCATAACAATCTCTCAAATTATTCACATTTATATATTCATATATACTTTCATACACCTCATTTCTTGACATTTTCGTACCAACCTCCACACCCATAAATTTACATAATTTATCCGTTATTAGTAATGGAGCATTATAATCACTCATATTTATCTATCGTTTATTATTTATTATTTATTATTTATTATTTATTATTTATTATTTATTATT